TCAAACCAGCCCAGCGAGTCGTCGGCCCAGCACGGCCCGAACAGCAGCGTGTCCGGCGTGTTGAGCCACGTCAGGGGAATGACGTTCACCCACGGCGTCCAGTAGTATGAGTTCGTGCCGGGATAGCGCACCCGCGCCCGATAGTCAACCGTCGCGATGATAGTCGGCGTCGCGCCCCACGAGTCGCCCATTCCGAACAGCCAGAAGCCGGCGTAGGGCTTGCCGACTACTACCTGCCCGGTCGCAATCGTCCCGCCGGGCGGGAAGTAGAGCGTCTCTGCCGCCTCTACGTACACCCACGACTGGCCGGGGTGCAGGCTGATTGACTGCGGGTCAACCGCCAGCGCCGGGCCGGCAAGCACCGCGAGCACCGCGAGCAGCGCGACGGTCAGTATGAGTCGTCGCATCGCGCCCTCCTACGGCACCGGCACGGCTTCGAGATACGCGGCCTCTTCGGGCATCGTGTAGAAGCCGTCTGCGTAGCCGACGACCTTGTAGAACGTTTTGTTCGCCTTGAAGCCTGCGTGCTCGCTGACTCCGAACTCCTGCCCGCCGTTGCCCTGGAACCACACGCCGAGGACGCCGAACCCGATGACGGTCTGATTCGCCCCGCCGATGTTGTTCGGAATCTGATTGTCCACCTCGTAGGGGAAGCCGTCGATGGTCTTCGGCCGGACGCCGACCATCTCGCGGCCCCACAGCGGGTCGCCGAACCCGTCGGTGAGTCGCATACACTGGCCCTCGGCCAACTGGTTCATGAAGTAGCGGCAGTCGGCATGATACTGCGCCGGGACGTAGTCCCGGAGGCCGCGCACGTCAAGCCAGCTCAGCGTGCCGGGCACGAGCAGCGCGATGTTCTGCACGCCGGCCGTGTTGATGATGCCGTCGTAGGGATCGCCGGCCCCGGTATCGCCGACGAGCATGAGCCGGTCCAGCTCGCGCTGAATCGCGGACGCGACCCAGCCGAGCATCAACCGGTCGATGCCGACGTTGTTGAACTTGAGCAGGTCGTGGGTGATGGCCCAGAGGACGTAGTAGTTCTTGAGCTTGAGATACGGCCGCTCGAACTCCGGCGTGTCCGACTCATACTTGTCGGTGCCGGGCATGAACTCTTCCCAGTAGATGTCCGGGTTGAAGAGCTCGTCGAGGCGCGGGAAGTGCAGCGTCCGCATGTTGCCCATCGGGATGTTGGTCGCCAGCGCCAGGCAGGGCGCGGGGCCGGGACGCGGCTGGAGCAGCAGGTCAGAGAAGTATTCCGGCACGAGGAATCCGCCGGTCGCGCCGGAACTGAGGTCGAGGAGCTTCTGCGCCTCGTAGCGCGGGGCCTCGTGCTCGCGGCCCCACTTGCCGATGTCCTCGATGGTGAGCCGCGCAGGCGGCAGGCCGATGCCCGGCCCCTTCGAGCGCGGGTCGGCGTGCGCGACGGCGAGCAGGAAGTCGGCGAAGGAGAAGTTGGGGCGCGGATAGCCGCTGCTCGACTTCTCGCGGCCCGCGTCGTCGATGTAGCCGCCGATGAGCTTGCGAGCGTCGGCAGCCTTGAGCGTTGCCAGAATCTCGGCCCTGACCTGCTCCAGCGTCGGGATGCCGGCCGACTTGAGCAAGTCGTCGTCCAGCTTCGCGCCGTCGGGCAGTTTCAGGCCCTTGGAGAGCCGCGCCACGACCTTCGTCGCGGCCTCATCCGCGATGAGGGTGCGGAGCTGCTCATCGGTCATTGAAGTCGGGTCCAAAGTGGCCTCCAGAGTTGGCAGTCTTACCAGTCTGTCGCGGAACCGGCTGCCAGGGCGCGGGTCAAGCCCGGCCTCGGAGGCTTGCGGTCTTCCGCCTTGTCGGGGTAATTGTAGCCGCCCCGACCCGGCTGTCAACTATCTCAGTGCTTCAGCAGCCGCCGGCGCAGTTCAGCCAGCGCGTCCGGGCTTACCGGAGCGCCGCGCTGCCTGCCGGCCATCTCAATCCGTAGCTTGCCGATTTCAGCGTCCAGCCGGGCGGTCAGTATCGCCTCGGCTACCGGGTCGAGGCTGACCCCGGCGGCCAGCACGGTCGGCGCATCCAGCCCCTTCTCCGGGAACTCGGCGTCGAACTGCTTGTAGTGCGCGGCCAGATGGCGCTCGCAGCGCGGCACGTCCGCCTCCGGTATGCCGGCCCCGCCCCGGCCGCCGCGCAGCACGACCAGCGCGGCCGCGCAGCCCCGGAAGTTGACCTTGAGCTTGCCGTCGGCGACGTCGTGATGCGGTAGCTTGTAGCCGCCGAAGGTTTCGGCCGCTTCGCCGTCAACCCAGAGGAACCCGCGAGCATACTTGCCCCAGTCCATCTTGTCCGCGTCGCCGGAGCCGTCGGAGCTGGCCCAGGCCGCCAAACGCTTGCGGGCAGCGGCCGCGTCCCAGCCCGCGTCCTGGTCCAGCGTCGGCGTCGCCTCGTAGCCCACGACCCGCTTGAGCAGGTCGGAGCCGAACTCCAGCGCCTCGACGCTCTTGATGACGCCCCGCTTGAGCAGCCAGGGGATATCGCATACGCCATCTTTGACCGCCTGAGTCAGCGCGAGCGCGTTGGCGGGAATGGCGACCAGCGAGAACTCGCGCAGCTCGCTCGTCTTGAAGTCCCAGCCCTTCCAGCCGTAGCTTGACTCGCGCTCCTCGTAGTCGAGCGGCATGAAGCGCACCGACCAGGCCCTGAGCATGGCGCGGACGACCATGCGGAACAGCACTCGCGGGTCCGGGTCTTCCGGGTCGTCAATCGAGAACTGCACGCCGGCCGCGAGCGCGGGCTTGCGCTTGTGCGTCGTCGGCTCAACGCTCGTAGCCTTACCGATGGGCCGCATCCCGCGAGCGTCCTTGCCGTGCTGGAATAGCACGACGGGATTACGCTTGAACTCCGTCAGCAGCAGCCCTGTTTCCCTGCCGTCACCGATACGGACGATGTCGCCGTCCCGGTCTTCAGTCTCGACCGAGATGATGGCCTCGACCAGCCCTTTGGCCTCGTCGGCCTTCAGCTCCTCGGTCAAGCCCGGTGCAAACTTCAGTTCAGGCTTCATACGCCTCCTTACAGCCGTTTCAGCGCGGCTACCATGACGCAGCCGCAGTTGATTATCTCGTCAAGCGCCCGCGCACCGCCCTTGAAGATATCGCCGGGGTGCGGGCCGGTCGCCCCGTTCGGCAGGACGAAGTTATCGCTCAGGGCATAGATGTCGCCCTTGGCGCTCATCTCCTGATGCACCGGCCGCCGCCGCTCGCCCGGCGGCCCGGCCAGCCAGCGCTTGCCCTCGACAACCTGCGAGTCGGTCCAGCCGTCCAGCGTCGCTCGGTTGTTAGCGCCCTGCACGATGGTCCGGCTCGCCATCTCGCAGCGATACTCCGAGCCGAGCAGGTCGCGCAGCGTGGCGATGATTTCGTCGTGGCTGGCGGCGATGTCGGCCCCGGCGGTAAGCCGGCTGGCAATCTCGGAACCGGCCTGCCGGATAGTCGCGTCGGTCGTCTCGGTCGCCCAGTCCAGAACCATCTCGGCAATCTTCGCCCGCCGGGCGGCGTCAATGTCGAACTTCACCGCCTTGGCCCCGGCCACGCCTTCGGCCCGCTCGCCTGCCTCAGTGTAGAACGCCCGGACCAGCGGCAGCGAGTCCTCGGCCAACTTGCCGGCCAGCTTCTCCGCGTTCAGCACGGCTATCGGGTCAGTCGCCCGGTCGAGCAGCGCCTGGTCGAGCAGCTTCAGCCAGTCGCGCACCCGCGCCTGGAGCAGCCGGCCCAGCCGGGCGGCCTGCGGGGTCATGATGCTGTTGAGGAGCTGCCACCAGCGGGCCAGCGCCTGCGGGTCGTCCGCGACCTCGAGCTGCTTCTGCCGGCTGCTGGCCCGGAACAGCCGGCGGTAAGCCTCATCTACCGCGCTCTTCCGCGCCCGCTCCGACTCATCCCCAGGTACCGGCCTCGGCGCGGTTCCGCTCGGCAGCAGCCCGATACCGGCCAGAATCGCGTCGCCGCCGGCGTAGGGCGGCCGGTGCAGATACTCGTCCCGCGCCTCGTTGGGGCTGAGCAGCCGGCCGTTCACGAGCGCGACGGCGATGTCGGCCTGCTCCTTGCGGTCTTCCTGCAACTCCGCCACGTCCGCCAAGTCCCAGTCGGCCGCGAGGTCGCGGTCCCAGTAATCGAGGAACTGCGAGTCCAGGAACCGCTGGACCCGCTTGAGCAGCGGCTCGATGGCGTCCAGCCAGAAGTTCCGGGCCTGCTCGCGGGAGTTGTAGTAGCTGTTCGACCAGTCACCCATCTTGATTGGCGGCACGCCGAACAGCCCGCCGATTTCCTCGCGGTTGAACCGACGTGCCTCAAGGAACCCGAGCTGGCGCATCGTCAGCCCGGTCTGCTGCCACTTGTAGCCGCCCCAGAGAACGGGCGTGCGGTAAGCCTCGGCCGGGCCGCCATACTTCGATTCGAAGCTCGTCTGCACCCGGCGGGCCTCCTCCTCGGTCGCGTCGGGCGCGTCAGTGTAGAGGTGTCCCTGCTGGAACCCGCCGCGCCGCGCCAGCACCTTGCCAGCCTGCGTCTGCGCCCGGTCGGTATCTGCGGTCAGCATCGCCGCGTCAATCGGCGACAGCCCCTCGACCGGGTTGGCCGGATTCCAGCGCCGCATCACGCATAGCTCCTCAGCGGGCACGTCAATCATCTCCGACCCGCGCAGTAGCTTGTAGCTTTGGATAACACCGCGAGCGATGGTGACGTTGACTACCGCCGAGCGCGGCACGACCCGGATGGCCGCCGGCTTGCCGTTGACCAGCGGGCAATACCAGCCGACCCAGCCGCGCAGCAGGAAGTGGCCTAACGTCTCCTCGAACAGCTCGTCCCAGCCGCACGACCAGTCACGCAGCGGGTTGAGCAGCAGCTCCATCGGGTCAGTTGCCGGCACGAGCTTGCCGTCCTCGGCCTTGTGCCGGGCTGACCAGCCGGGCGCGAGTGCGCGGGCTTTGACCTGCGGCTTGACCTTGTAGACGAGCAGCCCGGCCCGGCGGCTGGATTCGATGATGGCCGAGATTGCGCGGTTGACCCAAGTGACCAGTTGAAACGCCTGCTCCGGCGTTCTGATTTCACCCAGCGAAGCGCCGACCTGAAGCAGGAACGTAGTCCAGCCCGGCCCGTCGAGTGCCTCCGCCGGCACGACGCCGGCCTTTGTGCGGAGCGCCTCGCGCACCGCCTGAGCTGTGATGTTGGCTACGAACCTCTGGACCAGCCCCGCGAAGGGAAGCCTCAAGGGAACCTCCTCATACGACTCCAGCCCTCTGCCTGCGGCGGGCGCGGGAGTAGACCACGTAGCGCAGGGCGTCCACCGCATGATCGTCACGCTTGACGATGTTACCATGCGAGTCCCGGCAGTAGAGGGTAAGCTCATCCACCAGGTGCGGACACCGGCCCCGCATCACCCGCAGCCGCTTTCCACGCAGCGCCGCCACCACCGCCTCAATCCCTGACTCGACAGCATTATCGGCCGAATGGACGGAAATGTCAAGCTTACCCGTCAGCCGGCGGAACTCGTTGCGCAGGTCAACTAGTCCCTGCGGATTGGCCGGGTCGCCGAAGAAGTCGAAGTGCCGCGACCCGGCCTCCGGCACCGTCCGGCGCAGCAGCGCCGTTATCCCGGCGGCCTTCTCTTGTGTCGTAGTCGCCAGGCTCCAGAACTCAGCGAAGGCATAGAGCACGCCCGTCGCCGGGTCCTCGGCCAGCAGTTCCAGCACGAACGGCGAGGGCGAGAAGCCCTGGTCCAACCCTCCCACGACTACGCGCCAGTCGGCGGGAATGTCAAACGGCTCGCAGTGCATCTCCGGGTCGCCCGGCTGCCACGACTCGCCATAGACCAGCCCGACCATCCGGCTGGGCTTGGCCTCGTAGCGCATCTCGAACAGCGCCCGGTCCAGCGTCCGCCGGGCGGCTTCAATCTCCTGCTTCGGGTAGTCGGGATTCTCCCACGTCGGCAGGTTCAGCACGCCCAGCTCCGCGTCGCCGGCCTCCCAGCGCCGCCATATCTCACGGTAGCACCAGTTGATAGGTGCATACCAATAGCTCGTCAGCAGCACCGGGGCGCGGCGGATGGCCGTCCGGGCCCGGACTACCGCGTAGGCCGCATCGGGCGTCTGGCCCGCCTCGTCAATCCACGCCCAGTCGAACTGCCCGCCCTCGGCCCGCTTGACCGTCGCGGGGTTGTCGAACGAGCAGCAGACCGCATGGCCGCCGCCGGCGGCCGGCGGGAAGATAACGTCATGCCGGTTCTCAAAGTAGCGCACGGCATGGCGGGTACCGGCAGTATGCTCCAGCAGGTGCCCGACGGCGTAACGGCGGAGCGAGTCGAACGTCGGCGCCACGACGAGGCCGACAGGCCGCTTGCGCCGGCTCAGGTCGTCGGCGGCCAGCCGCTGCGCCGCAGCAATCTGCTGCTGGAGCGCCCAGAGCGCCCCGGCGTAGGTCTTGCCCGCGCCGGTGCCGCAGAACCACGCGAACCACCGCCGGTCGGCGGTCGGCTGGCTCTGCGCGATAGCCCGCGCCTGCCAGGGGTAGAGCACGAGGCGCTTCTCCTGCGCCTGGACCGGCGCTTCTACGCTCACCGCCCGGCCTCCAC